GAGTTTTCTGGGGTAGGTCCACCAAGATCTTCCCAAGTGGCAGGAGTACCACCTGTAGTAAGTTTTGGCATTGCTTCAGCAGAAGCAGCACCCTTGGTCACCTGGTTTTCTTCGATGTTTTCCATTTCGTTTAAATTTTTACCAACGGACATGTGTTCTGATTCGTAAGAATCTTTTATTATTTATAGTTTTGTTAAACTTAGAGGTTATTTAGAAAATCGTTGAATAGACTCAACTTATGTTCCTCTAACCTTCTTTGATCTACTAGAGTGTTAATTCTCTTTGCAGTATTTTCGGCAAGTTGCTCTCTAAGAGAACCACCTTCCCAAATCCATTCTTTTCCTTCCATAATTCCATTAACAAATGCATCAGGTGCAGAAGGATCTGCTACTATGTCTGCAGCAGTTGCTAATTGAAAATCTTCTCCAACAACTTTGGTTCCTGTATGATCTTCTTTAAGTGATCCAACTCCACGAGAAGAAACTCCTAAAGTAACACCTTCACCTATTAGTGATGATGCAATTTTACCCATAGGTGTTGAAAGTAGTTTTGCTTTTCCTACAAAATTATTTCCCTCACGAACGAGAGATGTTATTTTATGTGAAACTCTATCAAGATTAACTGTAGGACCATCAGGATGACCTAATTCTCCTAAAGCACGACCTTTACCAACAAAATTCTCACAATATCTGCCAACTTCTTTACCAAGAATATCAACAGGGTACATTCTTCCATTACGGTTTTTTATACCTCCTTGTAAGAATACACCTTCAATATGAAGAGTTTTATTGCTCCCCTTACCTTCGGTAATAATTTTTACGTTAGAAATTTCTTCTGTAATTAGTTTCATTCTTCTGTTTCCAGTTCGGCAGTTGGTTCTTGATCAGGTTCTTCAGTCTCAACTTCTTCAACATCATCAAACATTGAATTTGATACTGCTGGTTTTAACTGATCAATTCGCTCTGCTGATTTTGCATACAATACATCCTTAATTCTATCGGATACATCACTAGCAGCAGCATCAGTCGCAATCAAATCAATAAGTTCTTCCATAAGATTAAAATATTGTTATATATTTCCTATTTATAACTCAGACTCCTTGGTGTCTTTTTGATACTGCTTATCCATATCAGCAGCTTGTTGCTGTATTCCTGGATCCATTGATAAATCTGGTTGCTCTTCCATTGGCATTTCACCACCCATTTCACCTTCTGGTGGTAATGGTTCACCTGTTATTGGATCTAATGTTGATGGATCTGGAATAATTCCCTTTTGAATCTCATCTTCAATTTGTGTATCAATCTCTTCAATTTCTTGATCTGACTGTCTTAAGATTCTCTTACGAACATACTCAGTAGAATAATACTTTCCAATATATGGTTCAATAAGAGAAAGTTGATTTAATCTACTTTCCGTCATTTCAGATTCTTTCAATTCTGCGAATTGATTATCATAGATGAAGTCATACTGAATATGATCCTCCATCATTTTCCAATCTTCTGGAGTGCAAATATTCTTTAGAATTAATTGCGTTCTGAGAATATCATTGAACATTGCAGCAAAACGCTTTCTTAAACGTCCTACAAACTTAGCAAATTTAAGTTCATCTCTTAAGATCTCTGATGAACGACCTAAATTAAAACCACCTTCAGCAGCAATTCTAGATTCAGGAACACCTAGTGCTCTATAAAGTTTCTTCTGGAAATACTCAATATCAGCAAGTTCTCCAAGATTTTGTCCACCAGGTAGAGTTGTAATTTCGGTTCCCCGACCACCTTCTCTTCTAGGCAACCAGAAATCCTCCATCATACTCATAAATTTACGGTCATCACGAACTTCACCAGTGTTCGCATCGTAAACTAACTTATTTCTATAGCGAGACATTACCTCTTTTAGGTATTGTTCTGCTTTTACTTTTGGTAGATTACCTACATCAATATAGAATATTCTTCTTTCAGGTGCTCTTGATAGTCTGTATATAACAAGAGAATCCTCAATCATTCTAAGTTGATTCAGTGCTTTAATTGCTTTCTGCAAATAAGAAAGAACTCTATTCTTATTTCTATCAACTAAACCAGAGGTACACATAGTGATAGAATCCTTTGCAATTTTAATAGAATTCTTACCACCCATTTGCCCAATCATTGAAGTTGGGTGTTGAGTTTTAGGTGTATAAATGTAAAATTCCTCAAATTCTGGATTAGGAACAATATCCTCATTCTTCCTAATTCTTATTGATGGATCTTGATCTCCAGGTTTTTTCTTCTCTTGACGAATAAACTTCATCTTAAGAGGATCAATATATCTTAAATCTTGAATACCATCCTGTGGACTCTTTACATCAATAACTTTTAAATAAAATACTCTACCATCTACATACCAATTTCTAAAAATTTCATGAGACTTTTTATCAAAGTCCATCATTTCTTTAATATATCTAAACTCTTCTCTAATTTTTTTCTTTAAACCTTCACTTGCATTTAAATTGGAAAGTTCTACCTCTACTGGAGAGTCATACAAATCACTAACTATTGCCTCATTGACAACATCTTCAATAGCACCATCAACTTCTGGATGAAGTGCCATCTCTCTATATCTTCTTATTAAGTCGTATTCAGAACGATATGCACCTTCAATATCTACGTATTGACCATAAAATCCACTCGATATAAAATTATCAACACCGTCCTCATTATTTTTGGGGACGGGTGATATTATCGAAGTGGATTTCTTCTCTGTATCCTCAATAGAAAAACCGAAAAGTTTTGCCATAGTATAAAATTTACTCTATTATATCTTCTATTTAGTTGATATCGTCACCACCAGCATTTGGACCAGTGCCTTTAATTGCTTCCCAGTACTGAACCTGTAGTTCAACTGTAAACTCTTGAATCCCTTGAGCATCGTAAGAAAGTTCAATAGGACCAACCTGAGTTGGGAAAGTATCAAAGAAACGATAAGATCTTAATGTAGAACCATCACGATCTAACTGATACACATAAGCATCTGCTTGATAATCTGCAGGATTAACTAAACCTGTGTTATCAGAAAGACGATTAATTGTATTCATCCACTTTTCAAAAGCAGAACGAATAGCAAAGTCTGTGTCGTTGAGAACAGTAACAGTCCAAGACTCAAAGGATCTATCACCTGCAATTTTAAGTGTTCTTCCTCTGAAGGGAACTTCAATTGGAGAAACATTAGATGCTGGTAGATTAGCAGATTTAACTAAAAATCTTGCTTTTTCTAGTACCTCTGAATCTGGTTGAGCAGTATCAGGGAAAGTTAGAACAACTTCAAAGAGATTAGCACGAGCACCACCACCCGTCAACTTACTCTTGAAGTTTGATATCGTTCTTAGTGGTGGTGGATTGACTTGATTTCTAGCCATGATTGTTTTTTAAACCTCTAATTAAACTGAACCGATTACTTCTTCAAAAGCAACACCAGTTCTTGTAGCAACAAAGGTAAGACCGATGAAGTTGATAGAACGAGCTGGTTTGATGAAGATGTCTGCAACAAATTCATTTGCGTCAATGACTGCTGCTGTGTTATTTGTTTCATCGCAAATAACTACGAAATCGAAGATACCTCTCTTCGCTTGAACATCTCTAAGGAATGGTTCAATGATATTTACAAAGTTTGTTCTTGTAAGTTCATCGTTGAATTCAAAGAGTTGATCCTTTGCAGCCGCTGAAATAGCGTCTTCAAGATAGATGAATAATCTACGAACATTGATACGATCAAATGCAGATGATTTTCCAAATGCTGTCTTATCACCAAATAAGATGATTCCAGCTCCAGGTGAAAGAATAACAGGGTTGATTCTGTTAGAGTAGAGAATATCTCTCTGCTTCTTACCAGGATTGTAAATCAGTTTAACTGCATTGAGAATAGCACCTCTTGCTGTTCCTGCTGGTGAGAACCAAGGGAATTGCTCAAGAGATGTTCTTGCACAAGTTCCAGCAATGTCTCCGTTACAAGGAACATACCTAAATGTGTTATTAAAGCGGTCAAACATATATTTGTAACCACTATCAAGAACACCATAGGTTGATGATGTGATTGGAGCATAGAATCCAACTACATTATCAGTTATTTGATCTATGTTGTTAACCGTTACCTGACCAGAAGTTGAATCATTCAAGAATGCTTGTCTGTAAGGTGAAATAAATGCAACTGCATCTTTTCTTGCTTCGGCAACTGCAATACACTTATTAGCAAGTGCCTGTGCGGTTGCTTTAGGATAATTTGCAGATCCCATTAGGATGAAATCTACATCGGTTTCTTCAGTATTTTCAAATAAAGTTAGTCCACTGATGATATCATCAACTCCAGAATGTAATGCACCTGGTTGATGAATTGCCTTTTCGGTAGCAGTGTCTCCAACATTACCATAAAGTTTACCACCCGTAAGAGTTAATGTTTGAGCACCTCCACATTGGAAGTTAACTCCTTGTGCTGGTTGATCCCAAGCAGCATCTCCATCTAAGGTGTAATTGGTATCATTACTCCAAGCAACTGCTAGAGCACCTGAAGGTGAGTTACCTGCAAAAATGTACTTAGAATTAGTTTCTACATACTTTCTCCAATAGGAAGTAGATCCTACAGAGTATTCTGCATCTGTTGCTTTAGAAAGTGCTAAATGCTTTTCTAGAATGGTTCCTGCATTTCCAGTGATATTTCCTGTATCATCTATAAGAACTACATGAACTTCATCAAAGCGTCCACCTCTAGCATCAACAAATCCTGAAGTTCCAGGTCTGTTTGCTAATTGATCCCACTCAAGAGCACCGTTTGATAGGTCAATAGTTTGATCCTCAAACCAATCATACTGATTAGTATAAGCAGCAGTTGAGTGTCCAACAGTATTTCCTGCTGAGAGGAATGTTGCAACTCCAGATGTTGGGTATGTATAATTACCATTCTGCTGATAATCAACAGGAGTAATAGTTCCATCACCAGCAACATGATTTACTAGTTTAATACCAAATGATCCAACACCTGCATTTGTTAATTCAGAAACAACACCTGCATAGTGTCCATCTAGAACAGATGTTGCTCCAGTTTCAGGATTGGTGTTTACCGTGATAGCATCAGCACCTGTTGGAACAGAAACTATAACAGCATCGCCAAGTGCGATTGTTCCGTCAATATCTCCTGAATTAAATCCAGTTAATACCTGATCAGCTTTACCATCACAAATAGCAACCTTAATACCGTTTGCCCAAGTACCAGGGTTTTTTGCAACTACAACTTGATTTGATATCTTATTTTCATCATATCCTAATTGCTTATAGTGCTCTGCACTATCAATTCTTATACTAGTTGCTGAACCTACAACTGCTGATGCATTATAGATTGCTTGATCTCCAGCACGAACGACTTGCAATGTTCCACCATACGCTAGGTATGAGGATGCAACCATCCAATGCTCAAAATGTTTGTCTGTTGAATATGGTTGTCCAAACGTCTGAAGTAGATCCTCCTCACTCTCGATGAGTTGTGGATCATTTACAGGTCCTTTTGCGAATGGTGCAACCAGTGCTCCTGTAGATCCACTAGTCGGATCAACTCTACCAATGGTTAAGTCGACCTCTCTTATTACAATACCAGGAGATGCTAAATTTAATGGCATCTTTTTTACTCTCCGAGTCTCAGATTATTCTAAAAATATTTATTAATATGCCTATTTACATGTAGTCCCACATGTATGATCGATCCCCATACTCATCTAAATTCCATCTATCACCATCTTTATCTACAAAACTTGTATCGTCTAATCCATCTGCAATAAAACCAAATGGAGCCATATCTTGTTCTATCTGATTCTTTTGTTCTTCGTATATTCTCTTACGGATGTCATTATCAGACATCTCTTTAAAGTAATCCTGTGCAACTAACCACGCAAATATAACAAGACACATAGCAAGGTCATCATTACACCCCTCTTCTGCTTCAAATGATTGATGCTTTTGGGCAAAAGTTGTTAATTCTGAAATAATCTCATAATCACAAGTAAGAAGTTTATCATCCTCCATCATCGTCTTAAGATTGGAGCATCCCAACTTCTTAACTGCAGATGTCATTCTGACACCAAGTTGAGTTTTCTTACCAGAGAAACCTTGTCCAACTATTTGACCTGCTCTACCTCTCATAGATGCCATTAAGACATTCTCATACTCAAGATCATATTGAAGAATACTTGCAACCTGATCTCCTATATCATTTACTTCTATTAATAGATATGCCTGATTATATGCCTTTGCTACATCCAAGATAATATTTGGGAATAGCATAGGTTTAATTTCATTATTCCTATACTTAGCAACTACTCTATAAGGGAACTCTGTCGTATCAAAAACTATAAATGCAGAATAGTCGTTACCCAATCCTCTGGCAACATCAACGGTGATTATATAATTGTGTTCTGGAACTGGTGTTTCGTAAATATCAAGTCCAGCATTTCTATTCTTTGGTGGTTCAAATACTAAGTTCTTAAGTTTTGCTGCATTGATAAGAGTATTAACAGATCCTAAGAACTCACACTCAAACTCAATCTTAAACTGTTGCTCTGATGTATTTGCAATTGTTGATTCTTTCCACGCTTCATCCCTACCAGGAACTTCACTCCAATGAACATCAGTAGGAACATATTCACTCTTACCTCTTTCACTATCGTGCCACATACGATAGAAATGATTCATACCCCTTGGGGTAGAAACGATAATTACTTTAGTACTTTGTCCAGAAGTAATAGTTGGATAAACGGAAGC